TTCTTTCCTCCGAATGGTGGGCAGAAAGCGGCTTTATTCACTACGTTCTGGCTGCCGGAGGACACTATTGAGAAGCGGAAAGAAGATACTAACTATGTGGATTGGGTAAGAGAGGGCTACATAAAGACAACGCCGGGCAACGTAGCGGACTATGGCTTTATGCGAAAGACTTTGATTGAACGAAGTGAGGCACACAGGATTAGCGCGGTAAGTTATGACCCTTGGAACGGGTATCAGTTGGCTACGGAATTGACGGAAGAAGGGTTTGAGATGAAGTTGTGCAGGCAGACTTACGGCAACCTTTCGGAGCCGCTTAAATGGTTGGAAAAAACGATTTTGAGCGGGGAGATAGACATTGACGAAAATCCGGTAATGCTTTGGATGTTCCGCAATATCGTACTTGATTACGATGCGAACGACAATATAAAGCCTAACAAGGCGAAAAGCGCAGCGAAGATAGACGGGGTAAGTGCAACGGCGATGGCCATTTTTGCATGGTTGACAGCCCCCGCCCCCGTCACTTCCTACCTGCTGGATGAAGATTCAAAACTTTTAAAATGGTAACCAATATGATAACATTATCCATTTTTTCACTCATTCTTTCTGCTATTGCCATTGGTATGTCTATTAGTGGCATTATGCAATGTAATCGCAATATTGCTTTTTACCAAGAGCAGATAGATAGAATTGATGCCATGAAGGCAAAGATGAAATTTGAAGAAGAATTTAGTCGTCGCTTAAAAGAATCCGAACGGCGAGTGTCTGAAAAATCTACCACAACCGAAACAAGAAACTGATAATGCCAATCTACCACTCCAAAAAATTCAGGGAATCACAATTAGCCCACCAACTTTTAGACGGCTTGCAAGGCCTTGAGATTGGCGGCGCGGCTCATAATGCGTTCGGCCTTGACACGATGAACGTTGACCGCGTTCACCACACCAACCTTGCCTTTGAGCCGTATGCCTTGGAGCAGGTAAGGCTTTGTGGCGAAGTTATGCCCGTTGACATTGTTGCGCCGGGCGACAAGATCCCGGTCAAAGATGGTTCGTTTGACTTTGTGATAAACAGCCATGTGATCGAACACTTCTACGATCCAATTTCAGCGATCAAAGAATGGATGCGGATTTCAAGGCAGTATGTATTTTTGATTATTCCACAAAGGGATGCCCTTGAAAGCGACAAAGAGAAGCCGCTAACGCCACTAAGCGAACACATCGAACGCTACCACGAACAGCAGGGAGGCACCAGCGACGACCACCACAGCCGATGGACAGCCGACACGTTTCGGGATATGTGCGAATGGATATTTACGCAGGATTGGGGGAATGGGTGGCAAATTTGCGCCTTTGAAAACCCCGATCAGAAAGTTGGCAATGGGTTTACAATCGTTTTGCAGAAAAAACAGCCTAAATGAATAAAATGATCCTTTCTGTTGGCTGCAAAGAGATTGAATGCGAAGAAGAATGGCCTGCCCCTTCTTCTGCTACTATTGATCCAATAACGGGCTGTATTGGGGAGGTGTCAAAGATTGAGGTTATTGATCTTGAGGTATGGATGGAAATTGATTTAGGAAATTATGTTCACAGGGTTGCATTCATAGGGGATACGCCTTCATGGATATTTGAAGGCGCAAGGGTTTCTGTTGAGTACATAACCGGGACTATTCGCCCTGTTATCCCAATAAACTTGCCATAAAATGATAAACATTCTAATAATTGACGAGCCGAAAGTAAACCCGGTAACGTGGTGGCGATTTTTGCGCCCGTTGTCGGAGATGCAAAAGCAGTTTCCGGGCAAATATAACGTGCGCATCACCCGCAGGCTTGACGAAGCAGAACTGTACTTTGTGGACGTGGTCATTTTGAGCCGCCCGAACGATCCTGACACCTTGAATTTTGCCAAGCGTGTGAAGGACTTAGGTCGGGCTAAACTTATCATTGATATTGACGATGCCATCACCAATTTGCAGCCGTACCATGACCAATTTGCCTACCACAACAAGCGCACACAGTTAGCCTACCAACTCTTTGCCCTTGTCGATTATTTTTGGGTGAGTACGGAACAATTGATGTACGATTGCGACTGTTTTGGCCGTGGTGAGATTATGCCAAACGCGGTTCTGCCATCTGATTTGCCGAATGAGCCTTCGCCGGATCGCGGTTTGTGGATGTGGAGGGGCAAGGGTATGCAATCGCCGGATGTGTACTTTGAAGGGGTTGACACTTACGAGCGAATCAAAGGAGACGTAAAGAATTGGATATTTTGGGGCATGATCCCGAATCTGAACCACCTGAACAACGTACGGGTAGAGGAATACGAAACCAGCATCCCGGCATACTTTGAGAAAGTGAAAGCCTTACGCTTGAATGGCGTTTGGAAGCCGCTGGTGCCTTGCCTGTTCAACGATGCGAAGTCTAACATTGCATGGATAGAGGCGACGGTAAGCGGCGGCATTTGCCTGACCAACTACGCAGGAAAGACAGCTTGGGAGAATGCCGTTTCGGAGATGCCTACTTACGATGAAGCGGTTGTTATCTGGGAGAAGTCCAAAGAGCGGATTTTAAAGGACTTCAATTTGATTGACGGGGCAAAGTTGAGAGCGGCAAGCATTGAACGACTTTTAAACGGTTAAAAAATGGAAAAACTTATAGTAAAAGTTGACAAAAACTACAGAGGGGATAAATACCTATTTGTTTTTTTGCCAGATGGCACAAAGCTACCAAGACAAACCGAGTTAGTTATTTCAGACAAAACGGAAAGCAAAGTGCTTACTGTGAAATTTCAGTATGGAGTTGTAATTGATAGCCCAAAGGTCCATTTTAAGCGCGGGAAATATTATTTTAATGGAAATATAATTCCTGGGCAAAAAAGATCAAAAAAGCCGGTTGTTGTCAATCCGCTGCCAAACGACCCCGACCTTTTTATAAGTAAAGCAACTTACTGTATAGGGCAATTTTCTTGCACAGATTTTGAGTATCAAACAAATGACTAAAGGCCGCCCGCCCGGTACGGCGCACCCTCTACCCATGAAGGACTTTTGGGTGTTGGTTTTGGAGAAACTTGTTGAGGTGCAGGAAATGCGCCTTGCCTATGAAGCGGCAGAGGTGGAGGTCTTGGAGCGATACGGGCGAACGCGGTTTGGGTCCTATGCCAGCTTCAGGGTGATGAAGGTGAAGTTTTACCGGAGCAAAAAGAAAAAGGCGCGACAGTAGATGTCGCGCCTTTTTTTAAATTGAGATAAAAATTTGGTTTTCGTCTCCAAAAAGCTGATAAACCATCTGTTTGTGAATTTCAAAAGAGTTTTTGCACTCTAAATATATAGAAAGATAGGATTTATACAGATCTAATTCTGCCATAAAAAAAAGTTTTGACTTCATGTATTCATATGAAATCTTTTCTATATTATTGTGATACGATCTTAATATAAATTCATCTAATGTAAAGATGGAGTTTTCGTTTAGGTCTTCATCCCATCCTTCTTTTAGTATATTTACATACCTCTCTCCGCAGAAATCTCTATGTAGAGAAATAACATCTCTTATCCTGTCTATAACCTCATGCGGAGACCCTTGGGTATTTGGCAGGTTATGCCATCCAAACCTTTCAATTTTAGATGCCATATTTTTGTACAAAACTCCTGCCCTGCTATATACTAACACTTTTTCAGACCAATTTACCCCAGACCTTTTTTCTGGGTTTTTTACCCATCCAAGAACATTGCAATTTATCAAAAATGAATCATTTTCATATGAAAATAATTTACCATCTCCATCTATTATCTGACGGAAAACAGACAAAGTCATCCTTTTACCGTCAACAAGAAGAACCCGTATTTCAACAGGCACAGTCTTAATACTTAGTGATTTTTTGTCTTCCATAATCAAATAAAAATGCGCTTTAATCGCAACCATCGGGGGCAATCCGACGGAAAGACTAAAACGCACAAAGATTTTTGTTTGCTAAATGGCCCTTAGCTTGTCATTCGACGCAACAAAGATACAACCTTGTTAATTAAATTGTAAGTTTTCTTACGACTATCCTCGATTTTTGTGTAAGTTTTTTTACAAAACGCGCACGGAATTGAGGATATTAGGGTTTGATATTACTTTTCGGGGCGGTGACAAAAGCCAATCAGCAAGGTCAAACGACCTTCGAGCCTCCGACGGCGCAATTACAGGCCCTTCAGGCTGGGGCAACCTTTACGATTCAATTTTCACTGGGTCTGGCACAGTAACCAGACAAAAGGCACTCCAGGTTCCAAGCGTGTTCGCAGCGGTTGACGTTGTTAGCCGCACCCTTGCGTCCCTTCCATTTAAGCCCATGCGCAGCACAGAAAAAGGAGCTGAAGAAGCGAAGGGGCATCCGCTTTGGGCGATTGAGACCATTGAGCCGTCCCCCATGATCACGGCATTCAATTTCCGGCGTGATATGTTCGCAGATGCCTGTTTTGGCAATGCGTTCGCAAAAGTTTCCTTTAAAGGAAACGGCAGAGCCTTCAAACTCGAGCGGCTTATCCCTGAAGATGTGTTCATCTATCAGTCCGAAAACGGTGCGCTGTACTACATGGTTACACGGCGCGCAGGCAAGTCCACCAATACGGAAATTTTACAGCAATACGAAGTTATACACCTGCGAGGCATGACGCTGGACGGGTGGCAAGGCATGGACATTCCAACGGCCTTCAGTTCGTCCCTTGCAATGTCTATTGAGGCCACCAGATACGGCCACAACTTCTTCACCAACAACGCAGGGGTTGACAAGGTGGTAGAATACCCCGGATCACTTAGCACGGCAGAGAGGGAACGGTTAGAAGGCAAGATTCGCCAAAAGCATTCGGGCGTTTCTAACGTAGGCGGTACGATTGTCTTGGATGCTGGAATGAAAATGACCAGCATAGGCCTAAACCCGCAGGAGGCCATGTTGAACGATACACGGATGTTCCAAGCCTATGAATCCTGCCGCATTTTCGGAGTACCTGCCCACATGATAAACGTACTGGACCGCTCCACATTCAACAACATTGAAATGATGGACAACGGCTTTGTAAAGTACTGCCTAACGCCGTGGGCGCAGCAATGGGAAGCGGAACACGATGTGAAGCTACTTACCACAGACGAGAAACTAAGCGGATCGGTATTCCACCGCTTCGACTTGTCCGGCCTGATGCGTGGTGATATGAAGTCACGCGGCGAATACGAAGACAAGATGCTGAAAAACATGGTGTACACGATCAATGATGTACGCCGCTTGAACGACCTGAACGCTGTGCCGTGGGGCAATCTTCCATACGCACAGGCAGGCGTAACGCCCGTAAATGAGGACGGCACGATTGACATAAATACCCCTGCGGACGGCCCCGAAGAGCCAAAAGAGGATCCGAAAGCACAACCAAAGACAGACAATGAGCCAGAACCAGAATAGCATGGAAAAACGCACCTACATAGGCCCTGAAACACGCGCAAGGGTCACGAATGAAGCAACACGCACCATTCGTGGCTATGGCATTGTGTTCAATAAGGAGAGCGTGGACCTGCGCGCAGGCGGCCGGGTATTCCGTGAGGTGATACGCCCGGAGGCTGTGAGAAACGTGGATTTCTCCAACCTGCTATCCATGCACAACCACCGTAGCGAGCGGCTACTTGGCGCCACCGCTTCAGGTACTATGCGAACGGGGGTAGATAGCACAGGGGTATGGTACGAGGTTGATCTTCCAAATGCCCCGACCGGAGATGACGTACTTGAATCAGTACGCCGTGGAGACACCCCCGGTTCTTCCTTTCAGTTT